GGCACCATTACGCTGGATACAGCAATTGGGTATTGCTCAACTGTAGATATGTCTGGACGGACAACCGCCATGACACTTAACTTTGGAAGTGCCACAACGGTTTATGGAAATTGGAAGAATGGCTCTGGTACAACACTTACATCAGCTACCACAACTACATTTTCTGGAGGCGGCACTCAAACCATCACTAGCGTAGGTAAAACATTTACTTGCCCAATCGCTGTAGACACATACGGTGGCACTGTTCAACTTGCTGATGCGTTGAATATTAGCTCAAACACACTGACTGTTACCAACGGTACGTTTACTACTGCGGGGTTTGCTGTAACAGCGAATACGTTGCTTTCCAACAGTAGTAACGTTAGAACAATTAATCTTGGAGCAAGTACGTTAACGCTGTTAACCAGTAATTTTGTAAACTTTGCAACTTCTTCAACAAACCTTACGTTTAATGCTGGCACATCGCAAATAAATGGCACAGGAAGCGGAAGTATTACCTTCTCAGGCGGAGGTCAGACGTTTTACAATGTGACCTTCACATCCACAGGATCATCAAACACCTTTGGTATAAACGGCGCAAATACGTTTAACAACTTAACAATTACTGCTCCAGCATCAACGGCGATAGCTTCACTATCCCTTTCAGCCAACCAAATTTTCAACGGAACATTAACTTGTGCTGGCGCATCTGCTGTACGCCGTGTATTTCTCCAATCAAACACAATTGGCACACAGCGCACATTAACGGTCAATTCTTTATCTGCTAATGATTGTGATTTCCGTGAAATAATTATTGCAGGCGCAGCCGCAGGAACAGCGCCTACCAGAGCAGGAGATTGCGGTAACAACTCAGGCATTACGTTCCCAGCGCCAAAAACTGTTTACTGGAACTTAGCAGGAACACAGGACTGGTCATCTACAGGATGGTGTACGGATTCTGGTGGTACTCCTGCCGTTAATAATTTCCCGCTGGCTCAAGACACTGCGGTGTTTGACAATACTGGCGCTGTTGGCACAATGACTATAGAAAGAGCTTGGAACATTGGTACGTTTGACGCTTCTGCACGAACAAGTGCAATGACGTTTACCACGGGTTCTTTCCAACCTCTTGTTTATGGAAATTGGTTATTTGGCACTGGGGTTACTTCTTCTAGCTCTAGTACCTCAATCACATTCGCCAAAAACGGAACGCAAACAATTACAAGCAATGGCGTTCAATTTGGTTGCCCAATAATAGTTGATAACCCTAACGCCTACGTTCAACTTGCAGGTGCTTTGTCATTACTCTCGACAAGATCGTTGATTCCTTCAACAGGAACATTTGATGCTGTAACTTACAACGTAACTATAGGGTCTTTTCAAAACGGTACTGTTTCTGCGACAAGAATGGGTTCAGGCACTTGGACATTATCTGGATCAGGGGGGACGGTCTGGAGTCAATCAGCTACTGCCACTCTATTTGCAGGCACATCCACTATTGTTCTTTCAGATACATCAACAAGTGCAAGAACGTTTGCTGGTGGAGGTGCGTATTACAACAAACTAACAATTGGCGGCGCAACAGGAATATCTACACTAACTGTTAATGGTAACAACACATTTGGTGAATTTGCTTCTACAAAAACTGTAGCACACACAATCAATTTTGGGGCAACTTTCCAAGGGTTTGGGAAATGGTCGGTTACAGGAACGGTTGGAAATGTGGTGACTATAAGTAGCGGTACAGCCAACAACAACATTTGGGGGCCAGCCGTTAGTGGGGTTGATTATCTTGCTTTTGGTACCAGTGGGTTTGGAATCAACACAACTTCGCCGGGCGAGTTCTACGCTGGCGCAAACAGCACAGGAACAACTTCTGGCTCAATGTTTTTAACCGCCGCGCCTACGCCTCGTACATTGTATTGGGTAGGTGGAACAGGCAACTGGTCATCAACAACCAAGTGGTCTACGTCATCAGGCGGCGGATCTGGCGCGGCAATACCAACTTCGTTGGATGCAGTAATTTTCAACTCAGCATCAAACGCAACAGCGTACACGGCAACTTTTGATCTAGGCGTAACAATAGTTCGTTGCGCTTCAATCAATATAGCTGGCCCAGCCGCTGGTAACGTAACTATTGCAGGCTCAACAACAAGCGCATTTCATGGCAATGTGACTTACGCGGCAACAGGTATTACTCGCACTTACACTGGTGCAATCAGTCTTGTTGGTAATTCAAGTTTTACATTGATCACCAATGGTCAAACAATTACATCAAACAACATTGTTGTATCTGGCATTGGAGCAACATGGACGCTTGGTAGCGCATTAACAACCGTTGTAAGTTTTTCGCATCAATTTGGTACGTTTAGCACATCTGCAAGTAATTACGCATTTTCTGCATCTACAACATTTTCATCGGTAAGCACTAATCTACGGACGTTAGACTTAAATGCTTCTACATTGAATTTTTCTGGAACTAGTCCAATTTCAATAACTGCAACAAATTACACTTTAAATGCTGGTACGTCACAAATAAATTTATCTTCTGCATCTCCATTATTTGCTGGTGGCGGTTTAACTTATTACAACGTAGAGTTTGGATCAACATCGAAAAGTACGCCATCAATCACAGGCGCAAACACATTTAATAACCTAACCATAACTGGTAGAACTACTATTGGTATTGCTCAATTAAGTATTAGCGCAAACCAAACAATTAACGGAACATTAACAGTAAGTGCTGGTACTGCTTCTGCATATCGCACAATGATTGCCTCTGACACTATTGGCACTACTCGTACATTAACCTGTGCGGCAGTATCTTTAACTGATACAGACTTTAGAGATATAACTATTGCAGGGGCGGCATCTCCTGCTTCTGGAACAAGACTTGGTGATTGCAAAGGCAATAGCGGTATTACTTTTGATGCGGCTAAGACCGTTTACTATCGTCAACCGGGTAGTAGTATCTGGGGAACAAGTGGTGCCGGAAGTTGGACGTTCACTTCTGGTGGCGCGGCTGATGCTACTGCGTTTCCTTTAGCACAAGATACGGCTGTTTTCCCTGCGGCGGCTCCTCCTTCTGGTGCAACAACAACTATTAATTTTAACTACAACATTGGCACAATAGATATGTCGTTAAGAACGTCAAATACTATGACGTTAGCAACAGGCCCAACTACACCTCAAATCTATGGCAATTGGGTTAACGGTACTGGTATTACGTTGTCTGGTACTGGAACAATAACTTTTTCAGGACGCACAACACAACAAATTACAAGTTCTGCAAGAACATTTACTCAACCAATTCAAATAAATACACCTAGTGGTTCTGTAACATTACAAGATGCTTTTATTACTTCAGCGGCATTTACATCATTAGCTTTAAGTTATGGAACATTTAATGCTAATAATTACAATGTAACTTTGTCTGGTTCTTTCGCTACATTTGATTTCTCTAACTCAAATATTAGAACGGTTGCGTTCGGTTCTGGCACTTGGGCTATTGATGGTGGTTGGACGGCAGCTACTTCAACCAACCTTACGGTAACTGGATCAGCAACAATAACTATGACTGGTACGACCACTCATACATGTGATGGTGGCGGCTTTTCCTATTCAGGCATTACGCTTAACCAAGGCAGTTCAGGTACATTAAGAATTCTTAACAACAATACCTTTGCCAGTATTACTAATACATATGGCTCTGCAACAGCATTTGATTTACAAAACTATACTCAAACAGTAGGAGCATGGACTGCCAAAGGCACTGCTGGCAACTTACTGACCATCGCGGGCCTTTCTAGCTCTTCTATTGCTACGTTGATCTACACGGGCGGCGGGGTTATTTCAGGTGTGGACTATGTTGTTCCGACTTTTGTTCGTGTTTACCCAACAACATCTACGTGGTATGCAGGAGCAAACTCAACAAATGGTGGATCATTGGGGTGGATATTTGCCGCATATGTTCCTCCTTCCGGCGCTGGCAACGGCAACTTTTTGGTGTTTTTCTAAATGTTTGGAATAACCGCTTTTGCCCAATCACCCTTCGCCTCTCTTGGCGGGGCAGCGTTCGCCCTATCTATCTCTGAAGACATCTCTCTTGCCGACTTCAGCACTCAATCACAAGTACTACTTAACTCTATCACTGAAAACATCATAGTAGATGACGTTGAAAACGACGCAGGTGGTGTCTTCTTTGGTAGCGTTACAGAAACAATCACACTGGACGACTCTAGCACACAGGCATCGACTTTCCTACAGTCAATCACAGAAGACATCATCCTTGCCGACTCGCTTGCAATCGCTGCCCAGTTCGCCGTATCCAGAACCGAAAATATAACAATCGCGGATAGCCAAGCGGTTTTTACCGCCATGCTGCAATCTATTACAGAGCCAATAACAATCGCAGATAGCAGTACTCAGGCGTCTACTTTCTCGCAGTCAATATCCGAGCCAATCACTTTAGCTGACACACCAACCGTAACGGCGCAGTTCCCATTGATATTGTCTGAGAATATTACGCTTGATGAATCTGAAAGCATAGCTGCCGATTTTGCAGCCGCTGTGTTAGAACCTATAACTATAGAAGATACACCGCTAATCACGGCTCAATTTGCAGCGGTTATTTCAGAGCCAATAACTGTAGAAGCGCTTCAGAACATTACCGCCAATTTTGCAGCGGCTATTTCAGAGCCAATAACAATAGAAGACACGCAAACCATAACGTCAACTTTTTTATATAGCATATCCGAAGCTATAACGGTAGAGGACGTTAGAGATGCCGCTTCCCAGTTTTTAGTCAGCATTACAGAAAACATTGGTATAGCAGAACTAATTACTGCTTCCCGTGGCGTGTTTTTTGACATTACGGAGAATTTAACCGTAGAAGACGCGCGGGTAGCCGTGCTGGGTATCTACCTATCAATTACGGAAAACCTAAGCCCTGCTGATTCTGCGATAGTCCAAGCCGCGTTGTTAATGGTAATCGCTGAAAACATCATTATGGCGGACAATACACAGGTAGCGGGCTGGATAAAAATCATCGACGACCAGACAGCAAACTGGGCGACTATCAACAATTCTGAGGTGGCGGGCTGGGTTTCTATAAGCAATACTCAGGCTTCAGGTTGGGCAACAATTAACAATCCACAGGCACCGGGCTGGTCTACGATAGATGACAGTCAGACGGTAACGTGGCAAAATACAAACAACTTACAGTAGAGGTAAACCATGTCAAGTACATACTCAACTAATCTAGCCCTTGAGATGATAGGAACCGGCGATCAAGCCGGTAACTGGGGCGCTACTAACAACCTCAATATTGGTACGCTGTTAGAGCAGGCCATTTCTGGGTACACAACTCAGGTTATGCCCGGTACTGATGTAACGCTAACCATGTCGCAGGGGGCGTCTGCTACAGCCCGTAATATGTCTATCGAGTTGACAGGCACGGGCGGGGCAAGCCTGATTGTCCCCACTAACAGAAAACTGTACCTCATATATAACAGTACCGTAAATGCCACCACGGTAAAGGTTAGCGGATTAACAGGCGTGTCTGTCCCCGCAGGTAAGAAGATGTTCTTAGTTTGTAACGGCACGGATGTTGTGGCAGCCGTTGATTACTTTGCTTCTTTATCCGCCGGTAGTTTGTCGCTCACTACGCCGCTACCCGTAGCTTCTGGCGGTACAGGGAGTTCAACTTTAGCTTCTGCTACCGCGTCCATAGGCGCAGTCCCGGCGGCAGACTTGCCAACCGTTGGAGATTTCCTTGTTGGTGTAAACACATCCCTTGCTGTCACTGGAGCCTCTGGTGCTGCTGGTACAGCCACTATAACTTTTGCAACTCAGACTTATGCGCCGTTCCTTCTTGGACAGGCAATCACCGTAGCAGGGATGAACCCCGCTGGATATAACGCTACGGCTAACGTAACCGCAGTTACTACGTCAAGTGTCTCTTATGAAAACGCTACTACTGCCGCATTTGTTTCTGGTGGTACGGTATCTGCAACTGTGGGTAATATTCCAGCAGGGGCGTCTGTAGTTGCAAATGCCACAACGTCCAACATATGGCGGGCTAGGTATAACGTCCTGTCTGGTGGCGCAGTCACATTCACCGACATAGCCGATGCTCCGTATGTTGGCGCGGTCTCTATTGTTGTTTCTAACGCAGCGCATGTGATTACCAATAATGCCAACTTAGTCGTACAAGGTGGCGCTAATTACACCTGCGTGTCTGGCGACATACTGATATTTACGGCTACAACCACTTCAACCTTCCGAGTATCTATTTTTAAAGCAGACGGTGCACCTGTCCTACCTGCGGGAACGGCTGGCAACCTCTTAGTTTCTAATGGCACAACTTGGACGTCCACTGCACCATCTGCAAGCGGCGTTACTTCTGTTGCAACAGGAAATGGACTGTCTGGTGGAACTATTACATCAACTGGAACATTAACTATTGCCGCACCTTCACTCCACTCTATTGGTAGCTACGGTTGGTTCTATAAAAGCACAAATTCTAGGTTGTTTCCCGGTAACACAATTTCTGGTAGCTACTTATTTTACGTTAGCGCTGCTGGAACTAACGTAAACATACCAAGTATTATACAAGTCAGCCCCGAGGGAAATCGTATTAACGCCTCGTCATCATTCACAACTGGTTCTGGCAATTTTACTATAACTTATACAAACTCGGGGGGTACTTGGATGGCCTTGACCCCAAGTGAAGTTTCAAGTTACGACGGTTGTGCTACTAACATATACGGTGGACTATACGTTAAACAAAGTTAAGGAAAAAAATTATGATTACATATACAACAGTCCGCGATTTAGTTTGGTGCAACGCAGAACACACGCAATTTAATTGCTATGTGTTTTTTGAACACACCAACAAAGAAGCGCCTTTTGGTTGCGCTCAAAGCGAAGTCGGTGTTTATCCGCACGTAGCTTCAATTTGGGAAAGAGCAATGGCTGGTGAGTTTGGCGTCATTGCTGAATATGTACCGCCGCCCTTTCACGAAGCCGGAGTTGCGGCAATAAACCAACCGACTACAACAGGCTCACAAACTCTATGACCACTGCGGTAACCCCCGCTCATCAAGTCACGTATGACGGAGCAATCATAAACGTGTATCACGCAAATAAGGGTGAGGGATTACCGCGCCATGAACACGCCTATGCACATCTAACGATTTGCCATGCAGGAAGTTGTGTCATTCGCAAAGAAGGAATTGAGAAAGTCATTGACAAGTACACGCAACCTATAAACCTCAAGGCCGCTGAATGGCATGAGATTGAAGCGCTGGAAGATGGGACTGTATTTGTAAACGTCTTCTCTGAGGGTAAGTACTAATGTGGACCCCTTCTCCCTCCTCCTTGCTGCTCAAGCAGCCGTTGGCTTTATCAAAGCAGGATGCAACATGCTCCACGACGGACGCATGGAGTTGGAAGGAGCCAAAAAAACTGTCGAGGGAGTCATTAGCGATGTTAAGGCTATCAAAGGCATATTTGACTGGTTCATTGGACTATTCGCGCCACCTCACGACAAACTTGCGACAAAACGAGACACAGCCGCGCCAAAGTCTGTGGCGCAAAAGAAGCAGCAGTCCTACGAAGAACTTGAACTCAAACTCATCAGCGAGATTGGGGCAAACCTTGGCGTCCTCTTTGACACACAACAACAGATTAACAACCACTACCTTGAACTAGAGGAGACAAGCAAGACTAACTACGACCCAGCGCAGAACACCAGTAAGAAAGCTATCGAGCGGGCGCTAATTGAGTTGCAGTTGGAGAAGTTGATGGAGCAGACCCGTGAAGCGATGGTCTACGCCCCGCCAGAGTTGAAAGACTTGTACAGCAGATTCTTAGTAATGCACGGCAAGATTGAACGTGAGCAGGAATGGGCTAGGGCAGAGATGATACGCAGGGCTAGACAAGCAAGGTGGAAACAAGAGCAAGAAGATATTGAGTTAATTGGGCTGATAAGTAGCGGGGTCGCAGTTGTGTTTATATCAATGTTTTTTGGGTGGATGATGTGGGCACTACGAAACTTGTCTGGTGGATTTTGATAGGAGTGACGATATGCGTAATTGTTGGAGTTACATCAATGGCATACGTAGAAACCCTATACATGAAAGCGCAACTCAAGCAAGAGATAAAAGAGTTACGTAAACTCAAACGAGAACTAAAGGAACAGAAATGATACCTATCGGCGCACTTTTAGACATTGGTGGAAAGATACTTGACAAGGTATTTCCAGACCCAGCACAGGCAGAGCAGGCCAAACTCAAATTGCTTGAGATGCAACAAAACGGCGAGTTGGCAAAACTCAATGCCGATGTTGCTGAGTCCCATGAGTTGACCGAGCGCCTTAAAGCAGACATGGCTTCAGACTCTTGGCTGTCCAAGAACATACGCCCAATGACTTTGGTATTTATACTAATTACTTACACAGTTTTTGCCATGATGTCGGCTTGGGACGTTGAAGTAAACAACAATTATGTCGAATTGCTGGGACAATGGGGCATGTTAATTATGTCGTTTTACTTTGGCGGTAGAACGCTGGAGAAGATAATGGATATGAAGGCTAAGAAATGAATTTATCCGAACACTTCACCCTTGACGAGGCAACGTATAGCGAAACTGCTATACGCATGAACATAAACAACCAGCCCGATGAACGTCAACTGGCGAACATGAAGTCGGCGGCTGAACAACTAGAGGCGGTACGTAATGTCACAGGCGCTCTTCGTGTTAATTCTTGGCTACGCTTGCCCGACGTTAATCTTGCTGTTGGCGGTTCTAAGGTATCCAGCCACATGGATGGTTGGGCTATTGACTGCTCTTCTTCTGCTCACACTCCTTACGCGCTATGTCAGTTTGTTATAAAGGCTGGTATTAAGTTTGACCAGATGATTCACGAGTATGGACGTTGGATGCACATTTCTTTTGCGCCCGAGATGCGTCAGCAAGCGTTGACTATCTATAAGCCAGAAGGTAAATACAAACCCGGCATCCTGACAGAAGCCGAATATCACACAAAGTAATATGCCATTACAGAAACTACAGTTCAGACCCGGTGTAAACCGTGAAGGCACTACCTTATCTAACGAGGGTGGCTGGTATGACTGCGACAAAATCCGTTTTCGTTCCGGCTATCCTGAGAAAATCGGTGGCTGGCAAGTTGATGGTGGGGTTTACTTTCCTGTAGTTCCTGTTACAACGTTGACGGCTACTAGCGGAACAGATACGGCTGCTTCAGTGCCAAGTAATACTGGCGCGTACTGGGGCGTAGCTCGGTCTATGTGGAATTGGATTAACTTAGTTAGCTACAACCTATTAGCCATTGGCACTAACTACAAATACTATATACAAAACTCTAGTGGCGGCGCGTTCAACGACGTGACCCCTATCCGTGCTACTACAGCGGCGGGTGATGTAACTTTTTCTGCTACATCTGGCTCACCAACTATTACTGTGACCGACGCAAACAACGGGGTACAGATTGGGGATTTTGTTTGTTTTACTGGCGCAGTTTCTCTTGGAGGCAACATTACTGCCGCAGTTCTAAACCGAGAGTACCAAGTACAAACTGTACCTAC